ACTTTCCCAACCCCCCAAAGCGTTACCCCCTGGCCGGCCGGTCTGACTTTCGACCTGGCAATCGGCATAGACTCCACCCAGACGATACTGGAGCGGTACTGCCTAAGCCCAGAGGAGTATGAGGGGTTGATGGCGGTGCCTGCGTTCAGACGCGAGCTGACGACCACCATGCAGAAGAACCAGGAGGAGGGGATCACCTTCTCCCGGAAAGCCGCGCATATCGCGGAGGACTGCATACCCGACATGTACGCCGTTATCAAGGATCCGCTGCAGACCGCGGCGACCCGGGCGGACATCTGGAAGTACATGGCGAAAGTAGGGAATTTGGAGCCCAAGGCCAGCAAGGACGCTGGGGGTGGGAGTGTACCGATGGTGAATATACAGATCAACCTTTAACGGAGGCCACCGATGCCCGAAGATTGCCCGCAGACCACAGCAGAGTGTTCGCAAGCGCCAAGTATCCTGCAGATAGGCCAGCTGGTACAGGGACTGAACCAGAGCCTGGAGGCCGCCCTCTCCCGCATGGAGACCAGGGACATCATGATGATCGATGCCCTGAAGAAAGTGGCGGAGCAGGGGGCGCGCCTGGATGCCCAGCAGGCCCAGGCGCTGCACCAGGGCGAGGAGCTGGACAACCTGTTCGAGCGGGTGCGTGGCATCGAGGAAGCGATAGGCAAGGACGGCTCGACCATCGACTTGAAGATAGGTGCTGCGGTGGAGAAACGACTGGAGAAGATCATCCGGTTCGTGGAACTTATCACCAGCTGGCCGGCGATGGTGCTGGCGGGGATACTCGCGGTGCTCACGGTGGTTGGCACGATATTTGACCTTTGGTACCACTCTCAGGGAGTGGCCATGCTCTGGGAAGCATATAAAGCGATCAAGAAGTAGGAGGGTGGGAGATGTCCGAGAGTCTGAACGGTTTGTTCCGGGAACTGATACTTGCCAACGAGTTGAGCAACAACATCGCCTATGCCCTGCGGTTCTCCGACCCGGACGGGGTGCGCTCCGGCAAGAGCGGCTGGTCGTTCGGGGTCTGCCAGTTCGATGTGCAGAACAACGACTCGGCGCTGAAGTGCCTGGCGGAGTGCGGGTTCAGCCAGGACGAGATCACCGGCATTGTCAGGCAGACGATCGACGCCCGGCAGTTCAACACCCGGCTGGCGGCGCACGCGGACATCATAGCGCGCTACGACGAGCAGCAGCTCTCATACTGCTTGGACAAGGCGCTGAACTTCGACTCCGACTTCGGCATCCCGGTGCAGTCCCCGGGGGGCATCCTGGCCGGGGCTGACTATGTGAATCAGTACGGCAGTCAGGGAAACGGGGCCAAGGCATATTACAAGGCGCTGGGGCGGCCGGTCACCGCGGAGGATGTCCTGGCTTTCAAACTCACCACGGCCTATGGCAAGGCGCACCCGGATGACTGCCGGCGGCGCTACGCGAACTTGGTGAAACTCCTGGAGGGGGTATGAGCTTCCTGAAGAAGATGTTCTCCAGCAGCACTGATGTCTCCTATGGCCGGATCAGCGCGGCGATCTGCCTGCTCTACGTCATGGGGCTGTGCGGAGTAGTGATGTCCCGGATGCCGGTGCCTGCGTTCCCGGTGGTGGATACGTTCTGGCGGGACATCATCCTTGGCCTATACGCGGTCTGCAAGACCGGGGACACCGTGCAGGCGATGAAAGGAGCGGACAAGTGAGCGACATTGAGGATCGGACCAAGCAGATAGAGATCGAGGCGCAGCGGGTGGCCGCGCAGTTACAGGCGGAAGTCAAGGAGGCTCCAAAATGGAAGCTGATCGGCTTTGCGGTAGCAGTGCTCTGTGTACTGGGTTACCTCTGGTGGTCGTTTGCTCATTCATCCAGCCCCCCTTCCGGTGCCGTTATCCCTCTGGCCCCTGCCGTCACGGCGCAGAAAGTCGAAGGGCCGACGATGAAAGTACCGCTGCGGATCGTGCCAGCGGCGGCCGCGTCGAAGAAGTTCCCCCAAATTGGTACTATCAGTCCCGGTAAACCGGTGATCGACACAGGGAAGATCCCCACGGCGGAGAACGGTGGCAGCACGATCACGTTCATGAACATCTCGACCGGCACGGCCTCGACGGTGTTTATCCCCGCAGCGGCGCCGTGGTTCGCCCTGGAGGACAAGAACGCAGTCGGCATGGCGTACCTCTGGACCACCCGAGGGCCGGCCGGCGCTGCCTATTACCGCAGGGACATTTTCAGGGTTAAGAACTTCCACGCAGGTGTGCTTGCTGGGGTGCTCACAGTTGAGGGCCGGATGGGTGTTGGGGCCGGCGTTACCGGGGAGGTTCGGTTCTAATGGCGAAAGTGCGAAAGTTCATATTTGGTGGAACGTATAAGTCCCCGGTTACTCTCGGTGGGTTCAACAACTGGATCATGCCTGCTTGGTTGAGGGGGTAGTCGATGGCCACCGGAGGTCTGAAATTCACACCATCTAAGACCATCAAGGCGTTCATGCGTTCTGAGGCGAAGATGCGTGCGGTAAAGGGGCCGGTTGGTTCCGGAAAAACCTCTGGCTGCATCATAGAGTTATTGCGCCAATCTATTCTCATGCCTCCTGGTAAGGATGGGCTTCGGCGTAGCAAGATGCTGGTGGTGAGAAATACCAAACAGCAGTTGAAGGACACCACGCTCGCCTCTGCCCTAGAGATTCTGCCTATCGAGATCTGCAAGTGGCGGGAGAGTGACAACATCCTGCGCTTTGAGTTCAACGATGTGCGCTGCGACTGGCTGTTCCGCTCACTTGACACCCCAGAGGACGTACAGCGCGTGCTCTCGCTCCAGGTGACCTGGACCTGGGTGGAGGAGGCCCGGGAGATCCCGGTGCCCTTGCTCTCCGACCTTGAGGGTCGTACCGGCCGCTACCCATCGCAGGGGGTCTCCGATGACTATCCCGAGGGTTTCCGCTATCGCAGCGGGATCATCTACTCAACGAACCCTCCAGAGATCGACAGCCCACACTACAAGCTGTTGGAGAAGCTGCCCCAGGAGGAGGAGAACGAGAACTCGATCATAGATGTTGATGTTTTCCACCAGCCCTCCGGGCTCTCCGCAGAAGCTGAGAATATCGAGAACCTCCGGCCGGGCTACTACGATGAGCTGGCCAAAGGTAAGACCCAAGCCTGGATCGATGTCTATGTCCATGGGCTCTATGCCCAGAGCCAGTCTGGAAAGCCGGTCTACTACCAGTCGTTCAAGTTCGCCCGGCATATCAGCCCTGGTGCGCTGCCGATCGACGCCCGACTCCCCGTTGTCATCGGCATGGACTGTGCCCGCACGCCGGCGGCGGTCTTCAAACAGATGCGTCCGGACGGCAGGATATTCACGCTGCGGGAGGCATACGGCTTTGACATGGGGGCCGAGACTTTCATCCGGCAGAAACTCATGCCGATCATCCGGAACTACTTTCCGGTCAACCCGTTGATATTCGTGGGTGACCCCAGCTGGGTGAGGCAGAACGAAACAAATGACAACTCGTGGTACAAAGAGCTGAAGAAGACCTTCACCCGCGAAGAGGGGCATACGGTGCGGCCGGGGATCACCAACGACCCGATCGCCAGGATCAACGCCACCGACGCGGTGCTGCGGTCCTACCCCGACGGGGAGCCACTGGCGCTCTTTGACCCGGCATGCAAGTGGTTGCTGGAGGGGCTGCGGTCGAAGTATCGCTATGCCCGGCTGAAGGGCGCCGGAGATAAACTCCATGACCGGCCCGAGAAGAACAACTGGTCGCATATTGCCGAGGCCAATCAGTATGCGGATATGTTCCTTACCGGGTCGCAGTATCATGCGGCCGATTACATCCGGGTGACCTTTAACCCGTTGAATACACAGACTTCATATCGCCCAGCATGTGGCACAACGGGGTACTAAAATGAAAATTCCAAAAAATCCTGCGGCCCTGGCCGATATTGCCTCCGGGCTCATGACCAAATTGACGCAATACAAGGACGACCGGACTACCCTGGAGCAGCAGCTCCTGAAAAACCTGCGGCAGTACCGGGGGAAGTACGACCCGGAGGTGGAGACCATCCTTGATGACCCCGAGCATAAGACCAGGTCCAAGGTCTACCCCCGGGATACCAGAGTCAAGGTGAACGGCTTCGTGGCCAAGATGATGGAGATGATGTTCCCCGCCACCGAGCAGAACTGGTCCCTGAAGCCCACTCCCTTCCCGAATCTGGCCGACGAGGACATCCAGCTTATCATCGCTGGGTTGACCCAGCAAAAGCAGGTTGCCTTCCAGCAGGCGCAGCAGGCGGCGGCCCAGCAACAACCCCCAGGCCAGGCACCGTCCGGCCCCGACCCAATAACATCCGACGAGATCGAGGCTGCAGTGCGGGCGGTTGCCCAGGTGCGCTCTGACAACATGGCCACCGAGATCGAGGACCAGCTTGCAGATATCGGCGGGGAGCGGATCGAGTACCCACAGCTGGTCAAGAAGGTATTGCGTTCCGCCGCGATCTACGGATTCGGAGTGGTAGAGGGGCCGTTGGTGCGGACCCAGGAGGAAAGGATCTGGGAGCCCACCGGTGGGGGCACCTACATACCCAAGAAGATCAAGAAACTGCGCCCCTATTTGGAGCAGGTAAAAGTCTGGGATCTATTCCCGGATCTGTCTGCTAAGAATTGGCGGGAGCAGGAGGGGCTATTCCGGCGCCGGGTGTTCCTGAAAAATGGACTGGCAGACCTGGCGGCGCGCGCCGACTTCGAGGGGCAGGCGATCAGGGACTTCATCAAGGAGAACCCGGATGGCAACTACACGGCCATGACCTTCGAGGCCGACCTAGATGCAGTGAACAACACTACCAGCATAAACAAGAAAAAGAAGGGTCGCTTCGAGGTATTCCGGTTCCTGGGATACCTGGGCGCGGAGGAGCTGGTGAAGGCAGGGGTCACCATCCCGGAGGGCCAAAGGTACAAGGATGTCTTGGCAGACGTTTGGCTCCTAGGGGACAAGGTCATCAAGGCGGACCTGGCGCCATTTGGGGATAACCCGGCGGATTCCTACTTCGTCTTCATCTATGAGGACGATGAGGAGAGCGGTCTCACTGGGGTGGGGCTCCCCGAGGCACTCAGGGATTCCCAGATGCGCCTGTGCTCCATCGACCGTGCCACCATGGACAACGCGGCGGCCGTAGCCGGCCCGATCTGGGAGTCGAACAAGGCGTTGCTGGGGCATGGGGTGAACGTAGAAGCAATCCACGCCTTCCAGGTCATCAACCGGGACG